ATATGGATAAAAGGTTTGGTAAGAAAGTGAAAATGTGGCTATTTGTTAATGGTATGAAGCAAGGAGAATTAGCAAAAATGCTTAACGTTTCTGGTCCATATCTCTCTGATATTTTACACGGTAAAAGAGAAGGTAAAAAAGTGAAAGAAAAAATAAATCGAATATTGGAAAGTGAGGAGATCTAGTAATGACGGCAACAGTGCAAGTCATTATCGATGATAACTACTTGCAAAAAGAAGTTTCTCGTCAAGTTAATGAACGTTTAGGAGATATGGGAATTGGTACTTGGTGGGATATGAAAAGACTTCAATATGAAACAAGTAGAAGTTATGACTGGTTAATGGAATATGTTGTTTGTGATCCTAGAGTACAAATCTTTGCTAAACAAAAAAATAATCGTTGGTTATTTAAAGCGAAGGAAATGAAAGAATTTCTTAATAAGTATTTTGATGAATTATAAGGAGGTTAGTATTAATGAAAAATGGTAAAAAGCCAACAAAAAAAGAAAAAATGCATATTAAATTATACAATCTAAATCCCGATAATTGGTTGATTTTTAAAAAAGTAAATCATGAATTGCATTTGGTACATCGTAATACGAATAAAATTAAGATTATTCCGAGTTTGTAGAGGAGGAAAGTAACATGAATCAATTAACAGCAGCAAACGAACAAGCATTAGTATTTGAAAACAACGGAAAAGTAGTAACAGATAGTTTAATGATTGCTGAAATGTTTGAAAAAACACATGACAATGTATTGAAAGATATTAGAAAACAAATTGAATATGCGGGACCTGAATTTTCACTCGTAAATTTTCACGAGTCAAATTATGAAAATGAGCGTGGGCGAAAATACCTTAAGTACAACTTAACAGAAGAAGCTTTCACGCTAGTTGCAATGAGTTACAACACAAAAGAAGCTGTTCAAATGAAAATTAAGTTTATTGAAGAGTTTGAACGAATGAAACAACACATACAAAACCAGCAACAACTTCCTAAAGATCCGATGAGTATTCTGAAACTCACATTTGATGTTTTAGAAGGTCAAAAACAAGAAATTCAAGATATTAAATCAGATGTGAAGGATTTACAAGAAAACGCCCCTTTATATGCTATCGAATGTGATGAAGTATCAAAGGTTGTAAGAAAGTTAGGTGTTCTTCTATTAGGTGGTAAGGAATCTAATGCTTATAGGGATGTTAGCCTTAGAAAAAAAGTGTATAGCGATATTTATAGTCAATTACATAGAGAGTTTGGAATTAGTAGTTATAAAGCTATTAAACGTCATCATTTAGATAGAGCGATTCAAATCATTAATGAAGAATATTCACTTCCAATCATTTTAGAAGAAGAAATTACAGCTACAAATGCACAAATAAATATGGCGGAAGTTCAATAGGAGGAGCAATCATGCAACAAAAGATTTTAGTAATTACTAGTAATTTCGCAGGTTTTCCAGGTATCAGCGAATTTCACTCAAAAGATGCTGCGAAAGAAGAAGTTAAAAAGTTAATTCAAAAAGGTGTAAGTCCAAAATCAATTCGTGTAACGCAAGAGATCCCTATGAATATTGATATTCAAGTAGATGTTGAATTTTAAGAAGGAAGGCTTAGGTGAGAAGAATAATGGAAGTCATGATTGATTTAAATACATTTGCTGATGGAGCACTTGCTGAAAGATTTCATCAAGAATTTGAGCGTGTAATGGAAAATATGGCGGATTTAAATACTGATCCTAAAAAAGCAAGAAAGATTGTTTTAACCCTTTCGTTTGCAGGTGATAAAAAGCGTGATGTATGGAATTGTCAGGTTCAAGCCACTTCGAAACTAGCACCAACAGAAGCGGTAGAGTCTAAGATTCTATTAGATATGGACCAAAACGGAAATTTAGTTGGTCAAGAGTTAGCTTCCGGGATCCAGGGACAGTTTTATATGGATCTACAGGGTGATGTGAAAACAGATGTTGGACAACCTGTAGAAGAAGTAGAAGAGAAAGAACAAAATCAGGCTACTGATAAGCAAACAGTAGTAATCGATTATTTGAAAACTAAATCTAATTAAGAAAAGGGGAAATAAAAATGACTATGACAAGAGAAGCAATTGAAAAGGTATTAGAGATTGGAACAATTGAAACGCATAAAATCGGGGAACAGACATATTCCACGCAACGATTACATCTTGTGCAAGAGCCAACACCTGCGGAAGTTGTAGTACGTAGTTTATCTGGTTTAGTAAGTTATGTGAAATCAGAATTTGATACTGCAGAGCCTTTAATGATTCATATTGAAAATCCAACAACGGTAAGTTGCTTTACTGCAGTTAATGGAGATAAGGCTAGAAGTACATATATCCAAGCGAAAGCATCTATTCCACGTTTTAACTTTGATAGTTTTTATGACAGAGAAGAACTTAATATCGCATTACAGTCAGGATTTGTAGAAAATGATCATCGTGGCATTATTTTAAAGGTGATAGGAAATGTTGTAGATGAAATGGTAAAAGGAATTGAAGATGATGGTGTATCGCAAGCTGTAACTGTAAAAACAGGAACTGCTACAAGAGGGCAGGCGAAAGTTCCTAACCCAGTTGAGTTAATGCCATATAGAACATTTGTAGAAGTAGAACAACCAGAAAGTAGGTTTGTATTCAGAATGCGTGAAGGTGCTCGTTGTGGTTTGTTTGAAGCCGATGGTGGAGCTTGGAAGCTAGAAGCGATGAATAACATTAAAGAGTACTTAAATGAAGCATTGTCACAAGAAATAGAGTCTAAAAAGGTGTTTGTTTTAGCCTAATGGATATTACAACAGTAGAAAGTACAACGAATGTCTGTATCTTTGGATTAGGGATAGTGATATTTGCGTATGGAGTTTATAAAGGTGGTACTTTCATTGAACGAAAGTTTGATGAAAGTGATCGCTTAGAAAGGGAGGCTTTAAATGATGGGAATAGAAAGCCGAGTTCTTCCGGAACATCTAGAAAAGGCTTTGGAATTAGAAGAGGAGCGTAGAGAGTGTATACAAAATCTGCATCTGTTATATAAACAAATGAACCAGGCAAATAAGGAAAGGAATAAAACTTTGTATCTTGAATTACATAACGCTTATCAGAAGCAAAGTATAAGAGATTTAGAGATATCAAAACAGTTATCAGCTATGTATTTTAAGAAACAAAAAAGTGATCGTGAAGCAGAAAGAACAGAGGTTTTTCGTGTAGCAGATCGTCTTGAAAAGGTTGGTGGCAGAAAAGAAGTAGTTGAAAGAATTCGCAAGAATGCATAAGAGAAGAACCCGCTGCAACGGGTCCTAAAGAAAAAATAATAATACGTATTATAACAATTAATTGATGTTTTGGAAATAGGAGAGGTAGGAAATATGGGTATTTTTCGAGTGAAAAAGGATACGAATTATTCGGTTATACACAATACACCTTTGCGCGATGAAAATTTAAGTTGGAGGGCAAAGGGGTTATTGGCTTACATGCTTTCTTTACCGGATGATTGGACATTTCATGCTACTGAATTAAGTCAACATGCCAAGGATAGCGAGAAAACAACAACAAGTACCCTAAAAGAATTGAAAAAGGCAGGGTATTTGAAGAGATATCCAATCCAAAATTCAGAAACAGGGAAAATTTCACATTGGGAAACCATTGTTTATGAGTTACCAACCATAGATACCAAAAACCATAGGGTGGATAAACCACCTAGTGGTGAAACCACTGAGTGGAAAAGCCACCCTATGGATGAACCACATGATGGTGAAACCACCGAGTGGACGAACCACCCTATGGAAAAATGCCGACTACTAAATACTAATTCTTTACTAAGTACTAATAATATACAAAATACTAATAATTATCATGATGATAAGAAAGAATCGAAATCACATGTATTAGTCGATGAAGAATTTAAGGTCGGTTATAACTTTTTAAAAGGTGAAGGAATTCCATTAAGTGAAATTGCCATTACGGAATTAGGAGAGTTTTGTGATTCGTTTGGTAGCGAATTAATTAAACATGCTGCTCACAAAGCTATTGATGAAAATAAGCCAAAATGGAATTACATTAAGGCCATTTTGAAAAGCTGGGAAAAGCAAAAAGTAAAAACATTAGATGATGTTGCTGCATTAGACAGACGCTTTGAAATGAGTAAGAATAAGCGATTGAATGGCTCAGGACCAGGTCGTTCAAATAGAAAAGAAATTGTTCCAGATTGGTTACGTGAAGATGTTGAGCCAACTAAAAAAGAAATCGAAAAGCAAAACTCGCAATCTATTGATGAAGAGCGTGAGAGATTACAAGAAGTGCTAAACAAATATAAATCATAGGAGCGATTTACATGTTAAATCCATTTGAAGATGTAATTGGAGAAGAGTGTTATAAATGCGAAAATCCTTTTCCTGAGTCTGATATGAGTAAAATATATATTTCTGGTTTGGAAAGGACTTTATGTAAGCAGTGTAGAGAGCAGCTTGAACAGAAAGTAAAAGTGTTAGATTTTCGTGTCATTCATGATCTACTAAAGGAATTAATAAAAGGGTTCGGCCGTGAGAAAGTCCGTCAATTCGATTTAGTAACTGCAAAAAGGTACGCGATTGATAATGATGTAGTTCTAACGATTGAAAAACGTGGTGGCAAGTTCAATCAAGAGCCTTTAGGAGAATCTGTTTCCTTATCTACCGAAGAGTTAATTGTAGTCATCGAATTTTTAATGAGAAAAATGAATCCTAATCTATGGATGAATGCTGTGATAGGGAACGTATTAGAGCAACGAATGATTATTACACTTTCACCGATAGAAGGTGAGTTAAATGACTGAACAAATCACAATAGATCATGATTTTATTTATGAGCCACTTATAGATACATACATGGTGGATATTGTTACAGAATCAGGATTCAAATTAGAATTTTGTGAAGCTGAAACGAAGGAAGAAGCGGCATTAAAAATCCGTGGGAAATATCGTAAAAACTATAGTTTTAAGATTCGTAGTATTGAAGTTTCGAATAGATCGTTAGAAGAAATTCAAGAACTTAATTAACAATTGAATAGGAGAAGATACTCATGCGGAATCCATATGATTATTATATAACTCCAGAAGAATACGAAATAGCAGAAAAAAATGGTGTTTGCGCAAGTACGTTAAGGTCTAGAATTTATGATCTTTGTTGGAGTAAAGAACGAGCGATCGATACACCACCTATTAAAAATCACCTTTGGCGTGAAGTAAAAGATGTAGCACTTAGTAACGGTATTGCGATGAAAACATTTGAAAAGCGAATAAAACTTGGTTGGGATTTTGAACGAGCGATTAATACGCCAATTTTATCTCGATCACAAGTAGCGATAATGGCAAAAGAAGCATCACCATGGTCTAAAGGAGAAGATAGTCATGCGGAATCCATATGAATATTATATAACTCCAGAAGAATATGAAATGGCAGCAGAGAATGGAATTAGTCGTAGCACATTGAACAGGAGGGTTAGGGATTTAGGTTGGGAGAAAGAAATTGCAATAATAACCCCTGTTCCGATGCGGGATAAGTATGGTTGGAATAAGGTGAAGGAAATAGCCTTACAAAACGGGATAGCTCGTCACGCATACTGTGACAGAATAAAAAGAGGATGGACAAGAATTGATGCAATAAGTCAACCGCCTTTAAACAGAAGCGAATGTATGAAACGAGCAAGCAAAGTAAATTCTTGTTTTGAAAATAAAGCATTGAGTGATGAACAAATGGAGATAGCTGCATTAAATGGGAGTAGTTACACGGTTGCTCGCGATAGAATTAGACGTTTGGGATGGTCAATGGAAGAAGCTATAACAATTCCAATAATGACACGGTCAGAATGTGGGAAGAAGGGTAAGGACGCTTCGTTCTGGTCGAAGATGGTTATTCCATCAAGAGAAGAACGAATGAAGCGCAGAAGGTTAACTTATATAGCAAATTAGTTTGAATTCATAAATCTTTAATTAAGGAGAGATAGGGAATGAATTTACAAATTGATGAAAAGAATGTAGCTACTGGTCAATGGGTTGTATGCGAATTGAAGGATAACAAAGTTATTACACAAGTGAAACGAGTGATTAAAGATACATTTAACAATAAAGTGGAATTATGGGGATCGTGGGGATGTGAAGGAGCAATACATGGTGATTGGGGCTACAATCATGCGAATAAATGTAGATATGCCACAGTTGAGGAAATCAACGCAGAAAGTGTAAGACGTGTATTTGCTCAAAAAGGACGTAAGCCGAACGAGTATCGCTCAGGTGATGTTGTAACGGATGATGTGTATGCATCTCGTGTTTTACACGTAATAGATGATAGAGCAACTGTACAAATTATGAACTCGCATCAAATATATGAGGTTGCAATAGATAATTTAGAAATGCTATTTTTTGCTGAAGATATGGCTGGATAAAGCAATTGCATAAATAGTTTGCTCTATTTCAAATAAAGGATAAGGAGATACATTTAAAATGCGATATGCAAGAGGCACTCAATATGGTTTATATGCATGCAAGGGTAACAATAAAGATTACAAATGGTTTAAAAAAGCTAGGAAAGGTATGGGGAATATAACTATTGAAGAGAACAAAACGTTATGGCCATACAAAGAAAAACTTGATCCAACGTTTAATTGGGACAGAATGATGGGAAGAGTTTGTTGGTCATTTGTGAATGGAGATACGGAAACTACCATGTTTGCACTCTTAAAATATACAAAAATACTACGCTGGATTGCTGTGAAGCTAAAGAGAAAGGAGTGATGCAATGTTCTCGTTATTTGTAGGAATTATAGTGTTTATCATAGAAAATCGTAGGTGCAGCAGTAGTAGGTTTCAGTCTTTTAACAGGTGGAATTTTAACAGCAATGAGCGTGAAGGTGATTGATCAGGGACATGCAGGTGTTGTTTATAACAGAAGTACAGGAATTGAAAAGGAAACTTTAGGACAAGGATGGCACTTAGTTTCGCCATTTAAACGTGTAACAGCTTATCCTATTTCAACAGAAACGGTTAAAGTAGATAAATTTAGCGTGCAAACCAAAGATGGTAAGCCATTAACAGTGAGTCTATCTTATGATTACATGAATGATGCAGAGAAACTTCCTAAGATTTATAACAAGTTCAAAGGACAAGCTCTAGATGTAATTGAGAACGGGTGGTTACAGACTCGACTTAAGAAAGCTACATTAAACGTTTTCTCTAACTATTCAGTTCTTGAGGTATTCCAGCATCAAGGGGAAATTAATGGAGCGATAGAAAAGGAATTTAGAAAAATGGTAGATACTACTGGATTCTTAGTAGATTCCGTTACGTTAGAAGCACCTAAACCAGACGCAAATACAGCGAAAGCGATTCAAGGAGTAGTAGACGCTCAACAGAACCTTGAAAAAGCAGAGATTGAGAAAAAGCAAGCTACAATCAATGCAGAGAAAGCTATTGAGGAAGCAAGAGGAAAAGCTGAAGCGAATGAGATTATTAAGAAGTCTTTAACTCCAGAAATTGTAGAAATTAAAAAAATTGAAAAATGGGATGGTAAGTTACCACAAGTAAGTGGAGAAGCTAATCCATTGGTTCAAGTTAAATAATTATATTTCCAGGACTTTCTTAAATGAGGGAGTCCTGGGTTGTTATCAAATTTGAATTTTGTAGAAAAGTGAGGTGGATAAAGATGTTGAGAGAGTGGAGTGAGCAAGAACGATTAGAAATTGAGGCAGAGCAAGAAATGATTGCACAAGTAGAACGTGAAAACTGGATGGAAGCAAATAATATTAGTGACGAATATTAATGTTCGGAATTTGGTTTGGAATGTCAGCTGTGGTTTAAGTTGAATGTTCGGTTTTTAATAAAAGCGTTATTTTAATCGAAAAGGGGAATTTATATGTATACAAAAATAGTTAAATATGAAGAAAACGGAATTGGAGCTTTGGATCATGATTATAGCAATATGGAAGTGCTAAAAGAAATAAAGCCTACAGATAATGATTTTTTCGAGAATATCTTAAAAATAGACGGTAAATTGTACAAACCTTGCAGCGCGTACGGTGAATATGTAGCAGTTGAAGAAGTTAAGATCAACTACAGTCCTGATACGGATATTAGAAATGAAAATGGTGTTGAATGCCCGTATTGCGGTTTTGTTGATCAAGATACAAATGAGTTTCCGAGCGAAACAGGTGAAACGGAATGTATTAATTGTAAATCGGAAATCAAATACGTAATAAATGCCGTTATTAATTCGCTAGGGGAATGTTTAGAGGTTATATGTCATACGGGTCCAGTTAAATTAAATGAGCCTATCGAACTTTAACAAAACAGTTATTTGAATAGAAGGTGATAATCGTATGGATTGGTTATTAATTGCAGTAGGCATATATCTACTAATTGGAGTTGTATTGCTCGTATGGAGTATTAAAACGTCAGAATGGGGCGTGTTGTTTTTACATATTCCACTTACATTATTCATTTTATTGGGATGGCCACTTATGTTTCGATCAATCGTAAATGAAGCTTTTGAGAATTATATGAGATGGGAACTGAAAAGAAAAATAGAAAAGGAGAATAAGAGATGAAAGTAATTTGCATTAAAGATGTAATCATGAATACGGACGAAAAAAATGGTAAGTATTCTGGCAAACAAGCTTTTACAAAAGGGAAATTGTATAAAGCAAGGCATCATACAACAACCTTAGAAGACCCCTGGACACCAGTTAAAGTATTACGAGCTACTAATGATTTTAATGACCGTCATATTATTAAACATTGTTATGAAGGGGCAAATAATACATTCTTTGAAAATCATTTTTTAGAGGTTCAAAACTAAACAAAATAGTTATTTGAATAGAAAAGGGGAACGGAAAATGAAAACATCTAAATTTCAGTTTAATAGAAATCCAATTCGTGTTCTTGAGTATAGTGTCATTGAACAGCCAAGTATTGATGTATTAAAGAATACACCAGCATTATGGAATGCTTCATTAGATGATGCGCTGAAATATGGTGGAGAACTTACAAAGACTGCTATTGGAGCGATGAATTTACGACATGACCGCAAATACATTGTTGTAGACACAAAAGTTCATATGTTAATGCCTGGTATGTGTCCAGCGATTCCTAATTGGCATAGTGACGGTGTTCCAAGAGGTTCGGAATTACGACCGGAAGCAAAAGCAAATCCGAATATATTCGCGCAAGAAAAAATGAGCACTAGCCGTTTTCATCTACTTGTTACAGGTGAAGGGTGCCTAACTGAATTTATTGGACAACCTGTAGAGCTAGATGTACCTGTTGAACCAAGTACAAGGCTATACGGTATGGTGAATCAGCAAGTAAGGGGCAAAGTCGCATCGGGAGAATTAGAAGTATTCACGGTTCCTACATGTACGCCGATTGAGTTTGATTGGTTCGATATTCATCGCGGAATTGAAGCAACGAAACATGAATGGAGATATTTAATTCGAGTTACAGAAACCGATCATATGCCGCCACAGAGAGATTTACGACAAATTATTAGAACACAGCAGCAAGTATACGTTCCAACAGATTTCGGTTGGTAATTTGAACAAAATTCTTATTTTAGAAAAAGGTGAGACAGAATGATAAAGATAAGTAAATCTGAAGATTTTGAAGAAAAACTACGTCGGCACAATAAACGAATGGAAGAAGATGAAACGTATAGAGCAGCTACAAAATTACTTACATTTCCTGCTGGTCATAAGCTTGAATTGGTGATTGAGGTAACGGATGAGTATTATAGTCATAATTTACACAACTTGCTTAGAGGAAATATAGAAGGTGCTGAATTGCTGGGGTTTAAGGTAACTGAGCTTGTAATTAAACCAGAAGCAAGAAAGAAGAGCGCGGTAAGAGAGTTCTTAAGCCAGGTAGTACAAGATTATAATTTGTAAAAAATAATTATTTTAGTGGAAAGAGACGGTGTATCATGGGTTACGCAAATAGAGGAATGTCATTTGAGCTTTTATTAAACAATACATGCCGTATGTATAAAGCGGCGAATGTAGGAGTATTTAATAAGCGCCCTACACCAATAAAAGTGATAAAGACAGATAGGAAAGGCAATATAACTAAAAGTGCATGGGAAAGTAAATCTACAGTAGATTATGACGGTGTGTACAAAGGGAGAGCTGTTTATTTTGAAGCGAAATCTACTGAAAAAACCACGAGCTTCCCGTTAGATAATATAAGTAGGCACCAAATTGATTATTTAAAGGATACACAAGAACAGGGAGCAATTTGTTTCTTTTTAATAGAGTTCAGAACAGATCAGGTTATTTATTTTGTTCCTGTTTCTGTAGTAACAGAATACTATGAAGCTATGCTTTATGATGGAGGAAGAAAGTCTATTCCAAGAGAGGAATTTGAGAAAAGAGCGTATATAGTACCACAAACTAATAGAGCACCTGTTGATTATTTATATCATGTAGATAAGTTAGGAATGGTTACTATATGAGTCCAAAAGAAGCGAGGATGGAAATATTAGGATTAACAGATAATCATTGCCGTCAGTGTGACAATAAATGTTCTCGTGATTTTGTGTATTGTTGGACAAAGTGTGAAGTAGGGAAGAGATTGAATGAAATAGGGGTTGTTTTGGGTGGTAAAGTTTTTGTTAAAACATCCATACAAAGAACAGAAGACGAATGGAATAAAATTTGTGAAGAAACCATGAAACTTAAAGAACATGGAATGAAATATATTGAAATTGCTAAAAAGTTTAATGTGAGTTACGGGCATTTAAGAAAACAGTTAAATAAACGTAACATGAAGAAATGAGTTTACATGGTGAAAGAGGAAGCAGGTGAGCCAACCCTTGTTTGAATGGTTTAAAGATTATAAAAAGTTGGAAGATGAAATCATTTATTTAGAAAATAAATTGCATAGAAGTAAAAGAGAATTAATGCGTTGGAGTGTTGGTGATTTATCAAAGTATAAGTTAACTGCTGATTCAGATGGTGCGAAAATAGAGGAACACATAGCGGCTATAGAATATGAACTAGCGAATAAGATGAACGATCAGTACGACCTCAAAATATTAATTAGTAAGTTTGAAGGGCTAGAAAATAAAATTCTATTTGGTAAGTATGTGCAACGAAAAACATTAGAATCTATAGCTAGGGAACTAGGCTATAGTAGTAGTTATGTATATCAGAAGCATGCTGAAATTTCTAGAAGGATAAAGCTTGCTGAAGAACTTACACTTTTCTTACAGTAAGTTTTACATATGGTATCTATTGAAAAAATGAATTATAGTAATAGCATAGAATTTTACGTAAGAGCGACTGGTGCATGGTTGCTCTTTTCTATTTTTAATAGTAACTGTAAAATTTTAATGGGTTGGTTACCGAATAAAGCTTTATGGATGTCTGTTTGAATGAACTGGCGTTTATAGGGCGAGTACATAATTACAAAGAGAACTTTCGAATCTAATTGTGATTATGCAGGAATACAAAAATAATTAAACGGTCCATAAGGAGAGCTTTTGCTCTTCTTTGAGCTGATACGTGCTTATCTTATAGTGTCGGTTCAAAGAAGAATAAAAAATGAATATGAGTAACAAATAGCTTATATAAAAAAGAGGACGCTCATGGCGTCCTTTATGGTGTATTATTTTTATCTTTAATGCCCAAATGCATTTCCAAACCTTCTACAAGGATCTCGGAAAAATTAACGCCTTTATGAGTTGCGTATTCTTCTAACCAAGAAGGAAGAGTTACATTTTTTCTTTTATAAGTTGTTTTGTCTTTATTTCTAAGTGGTGGCATCCAAACATCAATTAAAAAAGAATTTTCATCTTTATCTAATTCTAATTTATCAATTGGTGTCGGTTCGGGAATTGATTCATTATCCTTTTCCATACCATATAAGTGAAGTCCTAATGCTTCTCTACCTTCCTTTAAAGCATCTTCTTGTGTATCTGCATGAGAAACGCAACCAGGAAGGTCTGGAAAGTAAATACCGTAACCATCTGAAGACTTTTCAAGGATAGCGGGATAAACGTAATAGTCTTTTTTCATAATTTGTTTTTATAACGATTTCTTGTATAATTAGGGAAAGCAAGGGGTGGTTTATAACCAACCCGCTTGCTTATAGATTGAGCGAAGTGTACCTTTTGGAATATCCTTGCACGGATGTTTCACGGTTACTTTGCCAACCTTAGAAGGATGTTTGAACTGATGGTGGCTGCCTTCAATGTTCACTATAAACCATCCTTCTTTTTTTAACCTCTTAATTACTTCCCTACTAGAAATCGTTATTACCTCCTTTCAACTTTCTATATCTATTATAACACGCATCGCGATGCGTATCAATAGATAAAGGTGAATTACTCTGTTTTTTTATATGTTTTTTATGAATATATCAGTATATCGAGCACCCAAATTGGGTGCTTTTTATTATGTAAAAATTTCATAGGTGGTGGATATCGTGGACGTATACAAAAAGCGTATTGAATCCTTAGATGAACTACATAAAGTTATAGAAGCACTGGATACATTAGGAAAAGAGTACATAATGCAAAAGAAAATTGAGTATAAGACTGTACCAATTAATAAACACAAATATCCGGTTAATGTTTGGTTTATTGAAGAAGTTAATACATCTAAAGTTATTTCTGATGGTAATGAAATAGTGAAACTTGTTTGTAATGATTGTGGGACATCGTTTAGAGGAGAAAGAAAAAGATTGGAAGGGAGAAGTTGTATTTATTGTTTTAAACACAATACAACAATCGTTTTATTAGATAAGGAGTGAGTAAGATGAATGAAGGGAAAAAGTATTTTAATAAAGCTAAATGTTTAGTATGTGGTCATATGGATAAAGTTTATCATCCATCTAAAGAAGAGTATCGAGAAGTAACAGTTTGTCCAAAATGTAATGGTGCTTTTGTAGATGTGTGGGTGATTAATAATTATAAACGACAATCAAATGATACAAAAAAGAATATTCAAGGATTAACAATTGAATTGAAGGTTGAAACAACTGAAGCATTAAAAGGAATTAAAGAAGTAACGGAAGCTGCTAATGAATGTACGGCTGCATTGGAGAAGTTGGAAAAGGTTATGAGTAGGTTTAAGGGAAAGAGCGCACTGAAAGATATTACAGTAGAATGTCCCATCGTTTTAAATGGTAAGGCGATGGCTTCAGAAATTGTCAAACGTATTAATGATAGTGATTCAAACATTCAGATATAAATTATATTTGTTGTTAAGGAAAGATAAGCGCAAACGTGTTGCATTTGATAGAGAAGGAGTGAGGTAGATGCAATTAACTAAACTTGAGAAGATAGGTATTGTTAGCTCAATCCTCGTAGCGGTAGGTGAGGATGCACTTGCTAAACATATTGACTTACAACGATTAGAAGAAGAGTTCGGACCGATAGTAAACGGTGCAACAGAGAAAGAGTGTGGAGAAGCGACATTAAGTGTACTAAATAAAATGATTGCTAGTTTATTAGAATATAAGGGGTGAGGATAATTGGACAGCGTTTTAAATGGTAAGATTGCTGCGCTTGGTCTTATGCTCATTGATAAGAAAGCATATATCAAATACCTTAAACCTCTTGAAAAAGCGCATAAAAAAGCTGGAATAGATGTTAAGTATTACAAGCTATATGACGGGAAACCTATGTTTTATTCCGTGGAATACCTGAAACAAACATCAATAAAAGAATTACTAGAAAGAGACAGATGGAGAAAAGATTTAAGCGTAAGGGGTGAGAATAGATGCAATTAACTAAGCTTGAGAAAGCAATTGCAATTAGTACGCTTATACATTCGGTTGGGGTAGATGATATTGAAGAGTATGTAGATGTAGAGAAGTTGCCAATCTTAATTGAAGTGATAGAGGGATTTCATAATAATCTAACACCAGCAGCAAAGAAAGAAGCCGATATAAGTTTAATGAACAAACTAATTGACGATCTATTAAGAAGTAAAAGGGTACAAAAGATTGTACAGTTTAGATGTAAAGTATGTGGATATACGGAACAGTATAATGAACGAATAGCGAAATCGAAGGATGGATTAGGCTGTAAGTGGTGTGCAGATGGTGGTGTAATGTGTAATGAAGGAATACAAAACCAAACAGCAGAAGCGTAAGTTCTATGACAGTGGTGAGTGGAAGAGTATACGTGAGCAAGTAAAGAAGCGTGACAACTATGAGTGCCAGGAATGTAAACGTAATGGCCGAGTACAAACAGACACGAATGAATACAGCGAGAGTGCAAAGCGTAAGAAGATTCAACTCGTTGTCCATCATATAAAAGAACTCGAACATCATCCAGCTCTTGCATTAGAAATAGATAATCTCGAAACAGTCTGTGTGGATTGTCATAATAAAGAACACGGTAGAACATTCAAAAAGAAACAGAATAAATGGGAACATGATGAGAAGTGGTAAAAATGATTCGGTAATAACACCCCCCCTTAAAATATTTCATCAAAAATTGCTCTAAGGGGCACCGGAGGAGGGGGTCGTTTTTCCAGATTTTTATGCTGTTTCGTATAGGACCCCTACCCAGTATGAAAATATGATTGAATCGAGGTGATATTATGGCGGACATTGATGAACGTGAGGTACTAGTTAACAAAGAAAAAAATCGTTTAAAAAGATTATTTAAAGACATCCCACCCAGTAAGTTAAAAGTGGTTGAAGGATTAATTATTCAGGCAGCAAGATTACGAGTTTTATTAAATGAGATGTGGATGGATATATCTGAGAATGGTGACTATGAAATGTTCTCACAATCTGATAAAACAGAGCCGTATGAAAGAGAACGACCTGTTGCCCGATTATATAATACCCGTGATCAATCATATCAAAGGGTCATTAAACAACTAACGGATTTGTTGCCAGAAGGAAATAATAAAAAAGAAATTAAGAAATATTCGGCAAGTGATTTAATATGATTGTTCATAAGTATGTAAGTGAATATATAGAACTATTTGAAACGGGAACAGTATTATTAAATAAAGAACGTATCATGCTTATAAATTATTTAAAGCAAGATATATTAACCCGTAATGATTTACATTTCGATATGGATTTAATTCATAAATGTGTAACTTTCATAGAAAAGTGGCATTTCAAATTAAATTCCTTTCAGAAATTTTTAATAGCATTTGTGTTTTTGTTTGATGAATATGAGGATGTTTATTTTGATCAGCATTTCTGGATGATGGCAAGGGGCGCTGGTAAAAACGGATTGATTAGTGCATTGACACACTTCTTTATTAGCGAATTGCACGGTATTGAGCATTACAACGTATCAGTAGTTGCTAATACAGAAAGGCAGGCTAAAACTTCTTTTATAGATGTTTATGAGAAGAATAAAAAACATGAAATATTAGATGAGCTATTTGTATCAACAAAACAATTGATAACAAATAAAGCTACTCGTTCGACTTTTGAATTTCATACATCTAATGCAGGAAGTAAAGACTCGTTAAGAGACGGTTGTGTTATTTATGATGAGATACATAGGTATGAAAATAGCGATGTTGTAGAAGTGTTCTCTAGTGGTTTAGGTAAAGTTCCTAACTCTAGGGAATTTTTTATTACCACAGATGGATTTGTTCGTGAAGGTTATCTTGACAAAATGAAAGAGCGAGCTATGAATATCCTGAAAGGGAAAGAAAAAGAAGATAGGTTGTTTCCTTTTATTTGTAAGCTTGATAACGCAGAAGAAGTAGACAATCCCGATATGTGGGAAAAAGCAAATCCGATGTTTAGTAAGCCAATGAGTCAATACGCTAGAGGATTGTTTAAGAAAGTTATGCGTCAGTATAAAAATCTAGAAAACGATCCGTCTAACAGAGAAAATTTCATGACTAAGAGGATGAATATACCGGAAGTAGATTTAACCAAGGCTGTAGCTCCATGGGAAGAAATCATGCGTACAGGGTATGAAGAAGATGGAGAAACATTGAGAGAAATACCAGATTTAACACATAAAGTTGCTGTTGGTGGTCTCGACTACGCCAGCATTAAAGACTTTGCATCGGTGGGACTCCTTTTTAAGCATAGGGAAAACTATATATGGAAAACTCATTCCTTTGTAAGAAAAGGTTTCTTGGATAAAGTGAAATTAAAAGCTCCTATTTATGAGTGGGCTGAAGATGGATTACTAACTATAGTAGATGAACCTGTTATTAACATTTCTCACATAGTTGACTGGTTTGTAAAAATGCGTGAAATGTATGGAGTAAATACGATTGTAGCTGATACATTCCGTTTGGATCTTGTTAAAACAGCACTGGAAGCGGAAGGATTTAAATTGTTATATATTCGTAATCCGAAAGCTATTCATTCTTTATTAGCTCCACGTGTTGAAACGTTGTTTGCAAATGGACAAATCATATTTGGTGATAATCCATTAATGCGTTGGTACACCAACAACGTATATGTCCACATTAGAAAAGATGGAAACAAAGAGTATCTGAAAAAAGATGAATTTAAAAGGAAAACGGATGGATTCCAAGCCTTTATTCACGCTTTATGGCAAGCTGACAACATTCTTGAAGAAGAAGTTGAGTTTATGCTAGATGAAATTGATTTTTAAGGGGGTGATTACAATTGGGTGGCTTGATAATGTGTTTAATAGAAATAAAGAGTTAGGCTATATGTACGATGAAGATATAGTTTCAGAAACAACGAATAGGATTCATATGAAACGATTGGCTATTGAAATATGTGTATCTTTTTTAGGTAGGACAATTAGTCAATCAGAATTCAGAGTGAAAAATCAAAAAGAATTTTTAAAAAATGAATTGTACTATCGTTTGAATGTTAGACCGAATAAGAATATGACAGCAAGTACTTTTTGGGAAAGGCTAATTCGTAAACTTATCTATGATAATGAATGTTTAGTAATCCAAGCTGATGATAGTGATCTACTTATTGCGGATTACTTCCAACACAATGAATATGCTGTGTTTGAAGATACCTTTACAAACGTAATGGTAAAAGATTATGAATTTAAGCGATCTTTTAAACAAAGCGAAGTTATTCACTTGAAATATCGTAATGATAAGTTGTCACCGCTAATTGATGGGTTGTTTACTGACTACGGTGATCTATTTGGACGAATATTAAGTTCGCAAAAACGTAAAAATCAAATTCGTGGTGTAGTAGATGTAGAAGCACAGGTGGCAAAGACTGAAGAAGGTCGAGGGAAATTGCAAAAGTTTGTGGAGAAAATGTATAAAGCATTTGGAGAAAAAGATATTGCAATTGTACCCCAACAACCAGGTTTTAAATTCAGTGAGACATCATCTGGTGGTGGAAGTTCTGGACAAAGCGTGGAAGAAATCAATAAAGTGACGAATGGTTTTTTAAATCAAGTGGCAATGGCTATCGGAATCCCAACAGCTTTGTTATATGGCGAAATGGCTGATGTAGAGAAGCAAACGAAAAACTACATGCTTTTCACAGTAAGACCATTATTGAAAAAATTATCTGATGAAGCAAATGTAAAATTCTTTGAAATGAATGAATATCTTTCAGGACAAAAGATTGAAGTTAAGCCTGTTTCTTATCAGAGTATATTTGACCTTGCAACAAGTATTGATAAACTCATTTCTTCAAGTGCATTTACAGGAAATGAGATTCGTTCAGAAGTAGATTATGAAGAGTCTGATGATCCAAACTTAAATATCCATCATATTACGAAGAACTATACGAAACTAAATGAATCTGAAGGAGGTGAGAAATGATGGAACATTTGAACATGAATAAGCTTTTAAATTTAAAACGAGATATTCGCTTTGAAGCTAAAGGTGAGAATGAGTATAAATTAACTGTTTATGGGTCAATCGGTGGATGGTTTAGTGAAAATAATGCTGAAGCTGTAAGAAGAAAAATTCAAGATGTTAAAGCAGAAAAAATTCACGTTCATATTAATTCGGGTGGAGGTTCCGCATTTGATGGTGTAGCCATTTGTAATCAGTTAAAGCAGCATGATGCAGAAATTATAGTTCATATTGATGGTTGGGCAGCTAGTGCCGCATCTGTAATTGCAATGGCAGGTGATAAAATCATTATGCCTAGTAATACTATGATGATGATTCATCAAGCAAGTACCTTTGAATATGGAAATGCAGACCTTTTTGAAAAAACCGCACGAGATCTACGAAAGATTGATTCAGCTTTAGCGGCATCTTATAAGAAACGTTTTGTTGGAACAGATGAAGAATTAAAACAGCTTTTAAAAGATGAAACTTGGCTAACAGCAGAGGAAGCAGTTGCTCTTGGTTTAGCTGATGAAATTGCTGATGAAATCGAAATAGATGACACGCAAGAAGATGAAGAAGAGGAAGTTGTAGAAAACTTCAAAGAAGATTTAGTAGCTAAGTATACGAAACAACCAAATAATCAAAATCCAAAAGAGCCTATTCAAGAGCCTGTTAATACAAAACAGAATCTGAGTACGCTCTTTTTAAATCTAGGAGGAAAATAAAACATGGTGATTAAATTTAATAATTTTGAAGAGAAAAAACTAGCTTTTGCGAAAGCAACACAGGAAGGAACACCAGAAGAACAAACAGCGGCATTAAATTCTATGATTGAAGCACTTGCTACAGATGTACGTTCGGATATCTTGAATCAAGTCAATGAATCTATTGTAGACCGTTCCATTATGCAGTCTCGTGGTTCTAACGTATTAACGAGTGAGGAAATGAAATTCTTTAATGCAGTCGTTCAAGATGGTGGATTTAAAGATACTGAAACATTACCTAAGACAACACAAGAACGAATTTTTGATGATTTAGTTCAAGGTCATCCGTTGTTAGAACATATCGGATTAGAAAACTTAGGTGCTGTGACAGAATTTATCTATGGAGATCCAGAAGGTGCAGCTGTATGGGGACCATTATTCGGTGATATTAAAGGACAACTAAATGCTACATTCCGAAAAGAGTCTATCTCTCAACTTAAATTAACGGCATTTATCCCATTGGCAAATGACATGCTTAAACTTGGCCCAGTGTGGGTGGAACGCTATGTTCGTACAATGATTTCAGAAGCTATGTCTGTAGGTTTAGAACGCGGATTCGTAATTGGTACAGGTAAAGATGAGCCTATCGGATTATTAAAAGATCCAAGTGGAAGTGTTGTTGGAGGAGTATATCCAGATAAAAAAACAGCAGGGATTTTAACGTTTGAACCAGGTCGCAAAACAATCAACGAATTAAAAGGCGTGGTTAAATTACTGGCTAAAAAGCTAAATCCTGATGGTAAAACTGATGCAGACAGACCAAAAAATATTGCTGGGAAAGTCGTTATGGTAACAAATCCATTTGATACTTTTGATATCCAAGCAAATGCAACAATTCAAAATGCGGCTGGAGTGTATGTGACAAGCTTACCTTTCAATCCAACTCCTACAGAATCTGTGTTTGTACCTCAAGGAAAGGTCTTGTTTTTTGTTAAAGGAGAGTATATTGCAGCGATGGGTGGAACGGAACCAATTAAAAAATATGAAGAAACATTAGCTTTAGAGGATGCAACGCTTTATATCGCTAAGCAATTCGCTACAGGTAAGCCAAAGGATAAATATACATCACAAGTTTACACATTAAAACTTGAAGAAGCACCAACTCCACCAGCTCAAGGGTGATGTGAATGGAAACAGTAATTTCTAATGAAATATTGCAGGAATTCAAAGATAAGATGCACTTAGGTGATGATGAAGATGATAACCTAAAGCGCATCCTATCTACGTCTAATAAAGCTTTATTAAGAGTTTGCGGGGATTATGATATTAACAATGACGAGGATGAAGAGTTCAAAGAATTAGTCTTTGAACGTTCTCGTTATGTTTATAATGATGCTCTTGAGTATTTTGACAAGAATTTTTTAAGTCAGATTAATAGCTTAAGTATCGAAAAAGCTTTAGAAGAAATAAAACTGGACGGTGATTAATATGCGTCCTTTTCAATACAAAAAACCTTTAAATACAGGTGATTTTAGGAATCGAATTATCATTGAACAGCCTGAAGTAATAAAAGATGAATTGAATCAAGAAGTTGAAACAGGTAATTGGCAAGAAGTAAAAAAAGCATGGGCGATGATAAAAACGGTAAAAGGGTCTGAGTATATTGAAGCTTCCGCTTCACAAAGCACACGAATTTATCGGTTTGTAATTCCTTATACAACAGGTATTACAGAATTAATGCGAATTATTCTGAAGGATAAAACAAGGCTTAGAACCTTCGATATCATCGAGCCGCCAATGAATGATGATGAAATGTATCAAACATTGACTATTATCGCAAAGGAGCATACTTAATATGAATGATTTTGCGAGTGAACTTGCTAGAGAATTACAAAGATATGCAAATGTTGTGGAAGAAGATTTGGAAAATGAAATCGATGAAGTAGCAGATATTGCTGTAAGTAAATTAAGGCAAAGTGGTCCTAAAAAAACAGGTGCTTATCGTAAAGGGTGGCGTAAGAAAAAAGAGGGGAATGGAGTTGTTCTTCATAATACAAAAGGGCAATTAACACATCTCTTAGAAAACGGGCATGCGAAAGTCGGTGGCGGTCGAGTACCAGCACAAGTGCATATTCGTCCAGTTGAAGAATATGTAATCGATGAATTGCCAAGACGTATGGAAAGAGTGATTCAACAATGACATTAGGTGAATTAACAAAAATCCTTGAAGCTACAGGTTATCCTGTGGCTTATTCGCATTTTACAGCAACGCCAAGTAATCCAGTTCCAGCGCCACCTTATATATGTTTTCTTGTGGATGGATCAGCAAACTTGATGGCTGATAACAAGGTCTATCACAAGATTAATGATTTAAATATCGAACTTTATACCACAAAAAAAGACTTGGTTGCAGAAGCCAAGCTTGAAAAGGTCCTAGACAATCATGAAATACCTTATGATTCGCCATTCGAAGGGATTATTGAAACAGAAAAAATATATCAAAAATTTTATGAAACGAGGTTGATGTAAATGAATGAAAATAAGGTAACATTCGGTTTGAAAAATGTACATTATGTACCATTAGATACTAAGGATTTTTTAGTTACATTTGGGACGCCAATTCCATTACCTGGTGGAGTTGAACTAACTTTTGAGCCACGCGGTGATTTAATTGAATTCTATGCAGATGACATGCTTTATTACGCGGCAAGTAATAACCAGGGTTACGATGGAACATTAAGTATTGCTACTATCCCAGAAAAGTTTGCTATTGATGCACTTGGTGAGGAACTAGACGAAACAGATGGCGTATTAAATGAATTGGCTGATGCAAAAGGAAAACCATTCGCATTATTATTTGAGTTTGATGGTGATGTCAATGCAACTCGACATGTTATGTATAACTGTTCAGCAAGTCGTCCGACACTTGCATCTAAAACAAAAACAAGTTCGGCTGAACCAAATACAAATGAACTGAAGTTTGTTTCTAGTCCAATTGTTTTAGCACCAGGGGGAAGACCTATGGTTAAAACGAAAACGACTGCTAAAACAACGCAAGCAATTTATAACGACTGGTACAAAAAAGTATATGTAAAAACACCAGCACCTAAAGGAGCGTAATAGTAAATGGAAAAGACAATTACAATAGACGGAAAACAAGTCCGATTAAAAAGTACAGCAGCTACTGTTAAACGATATAAAGCACAATTCAGACGTGATTTATTTGCTGATATGTTTAAGTTAGGGATTTTGTCTCCTTCAAATCCTCAAGAGGGTTCACTAGCCACTATTGATTTAGCAAATGCAGATTTAAGTAAGCTAGATTTTGAAGTTGTTTATGATTTAGTTTGGTTATACGCAAAAACAGCAAATCCAGAAATTGCTGAGCCAATTACATGGTTAGACGGTTTTGATGAATTCCCTATCTCAGAGATTATTCCGGAAATTATGGATATGATTCAAAGTACGATGGGCGCAAAAAAAAAATAAAGAAAAGTAATGGAGAGCAAGGGACGTTCAGTGATGAAGAATTAACCACTGATACGTTCCTTGCTCTTTGTTATAAAGCGAAATTAACGCATTGGGATTTGGAAGTCATGACAATTGGAGATTGTTTTGATTATATTGCAGAATTCGCTGAAATGGAGAATCCAGACAAAGAAAAAGTCAGAAAAGCAAACCAAAAAGACTTTGATTCATTCTAAGAAAGGGGTGAAAGAATGGCTGGAGGAAAAATCAAAGGGATTACGATTGAAATTGGTGGGAATACGCAGCCGTTACAAAACGCTTTAAAAGATGTAAATAAACAGAGTGATAGCTTAGCGACCGAACTGAAAGAGGTAGAGCGCCTTTTAAAATTTAATCCTGGTAATGTGGAAGCATTAGCCCAAAAACAACAGTTGCTTACACAACAAATTGAAAACACTACACAAAAGCTCGATAAATTAAAAGAAGCGGAGCAGCAGGTTCAAGCGCAATTCCAAAACGGAAAGATATCGGAAGAACAATATCGTGCGTTTAGACGTGAAATTGAATTTACACAAGGGTCACTTGATGGTTTGAAAAATAAGCTTGGTAATATGAAAGCTGAACAAGAAAATGTGGTAAGTTCAACAAGACAATTAGAAACGTTGTTTAGCGCTACAGGCAAAAGCGTGGATGATTTTGCAGGCGCATTAGGTAATCGTCTTGTAAATGCAATTAAAAGTGGATCGGCTACAAGTCGACAGTTAGAACAAGCAATTGGTCTTATTGGTCGTGAAGCTTTAGGAACTGAAGCTGATATTGAAAAGTTACAACGTGCGCTACGATCTGTGGATGCTGGGAATTCAATTCAGCAAGTACGAAATGAACTGAGAGATTTACAACAAGAAGCTGGGAGAACTGAGAAAAAGTTTGAAGGATTAAAAATAGGATTGGAAAATGTCATTGGTGGTATGGCAGCTGGTGGCGGTATTGCTAGTGCAGTCGAAAAAGCAATGGATATGTCAAAATTGAAAACTAAAATTGATATCACTTTTGATGTTCCAGAGTCTTCGAAAAAATCAGTGGAAGAAGCTATTAGGGGCGTTAGTACTTATGGTATTGACGCTGAAGAGGCATTAGAAGGTGTTCGCCGGCAATGGGCATTAAATAAGGATGCTTCTGATGAAACAAATGCCGCTGTGGTTAAAGGGGCAGCGACTATTGCAGCATCCTATGCTGGAATTGATTTTAATGAACTTATACAAGAAACCAATGAGATTGGTGCAACGTTAGGTATTACTAACGAGGAAGCATTGGGGTTAGTTAATACGTTATTAAAAACAGGATTTCCACCAGAACAATTAGATATTATCGCAGAATATGGGGATCAGATGATTCAAGCTGGATTTTCGGCTAAAGAAGTCCAAGGAATCATGTCAGCAGGAGTAGATACTAAAAGTTGGAATATCGATAACCTATTGGATAAATGATTGTCCCTATGAGTGGCGACATTCATAGAAAACTCCTTTAATTCAGTGGAACTCTCAAAAGAGACAATACTGAGCGAAGCCTTTAACAAAGGAACGTGCAACGACTAGCTGAAAAGCGTAGGGTGTAAGCTGATGATATCCGAAATGGGGAGCATCTTATATAAAAGATGATGATATAGTCTGGTCTGTATAGTGATGTACAGAAGTTCATAAGAGAACTGGCAGGATGTTGCGAATCCTGTTGAACATATCGGGTGTAAAAGAAGGTCGTATTAAAATGGCCGAATTTGGTGCGGGTGTAGATAAATCTATGCAAGAGGTTTTAGATAAAACAAAAATCTCGGCGGATCAGTTTGAAAAATGGGGTCAGGCAATTGCTGGCGGTGGTGAAGATGGACAAAAGGCTATGCTTGAAGCAACTAAGGCTTTAGCTGGTGTTGAAAATGCAACAGACAGAAATGCACTTGGCACGAAGATGTTCGGTACTCTTTGGGAAGACCAAGGGAAGAAAATTATCGACACCATTTTGAAAGCGGAAGGTAAACAAGTCGATTTAAAAAAAGGAGTAGAGGACTTACAGGGTGCTACTTCTAAAATAGATGCATCTCCAGCGGTTAAATTTCAACAAGCAATGCAAGATTTACAAGTTGCTCTTCAGCCTGTTCTTGCAGTTATAGCAGATCTTGTCTCTAAATTCTCTGAATGGATTTCCAATAATCCTGAATTAGCAGCTACTTTGGCAGCTATCGCAGTTGCTATTGGTGTAATTGCAGGGGCGTTCATGGCTTTAGCACCAATAGTTGTCGTCATAACGAGTATAGGATGGGCTATGACAGGATTGATTGCTCTTATTCCAATAATTGTAGCAGCTGTTGTCGCTCTAGGTGTTGCAATTTATAAAAATTGGGATGATATCAAACAATGGACCATTGATGCTTGGAATGCAATAGGAGAGTTCTTAGTAGGAATATGGGATGGAATTGCACAATGGGCCAGTGAAACATGGAATAGTATTAGTGAATCTACATCAGAAGTTTGGAACTCGATTAAAGAATATTTAATGGAGTTATGGAATGGGATAGTCGAGTCTTTATCTGAAATATGGAATTCTATTGTTGAAACGACTACAGAAATATGGAATTCCATTGTGGAGTATTTGACTGGAATTTGGGATGGAGTAGTTGAAACATTATCGGAAGTTTGGAATGGCATCAGTCAAACTACTTCTGAAGTGTGGACAGCGATTAGTGAGTTTTTCATTAACACTTGGAATGGACTAGTTGCCTTTCTAACTCCTATTTTACAAGGAATTGCTGATTTCTTCTCTATGATTTGGAACGGCATTTCAACAGTGATTCAAACTGTATGGAATTTTATTACACAATACTTACAAGCGATTTGGACGGCCATTTTATACTTTGCTACGCCAATATTTGAAAGTATCAAGAATTTCATTTCTGAATGTTGGAATACCATTAGTTCTACTACAAGTCTTGTATGGGAAACAATTAAGAATTTCTTAGTTTCCTGTTGGAATGGGCTTGTAGCGTTTGTTATGCCGATTTTTGAACAAATCAAGTCCTGGATCATTGCTGTGTGGGATACAATCAGTTCAGCAACAATGTCTGTATGGAATGCTGTTAAGAGTTTCTTACAATCATGCTGGAACGGGTTAGTAGCTTTTGTAACGCCAATATTCACCTCAATAAAAGATTGGATTGTGAATACATGGAATACGATTAGTTCCACAACAAGTGCAGTATGGAATACGATTAAAAGCTATCTATCTAGCTTATGGAACGCAATTGTTTCCACAGCGAGTTCAGTATTCAATAGCATCAAAGAAGCCATTTCAACGGTTTGGAACATGATTAGTAGCACAAGTAGTAACGTATGGAATGGTATTAAATCAACCCTCTCAAACATTTGGGAAGGTATCAAGTCAACCGCATCTTCTGTCTGGAATGGATTGAAAGAAGCCATTATGACGCCTGTTCGTTGGGTAACAGATGCGGTTAGTGGGGCATTTGAAGGCATGAAATCAGCAGTATTAGGCGTATGGGATGGTATTAAAAGTGGTATTCGTACAGCTATCAATGGAATTATTCGTATCATAAATAAATTTATAGATGGCTTTAATACACCAGCAGAATTATTAAACAATATACCAGGAGTTAGCGCTCCAACTATTCCACATGTACCAATGCTTGCGAAAGGCGGAAAACCTGTAGGAGATGGCTCATTTATTACTGGAGAAAAAGGACCCGAACTGTTTACTAAAAGAGGGAATTCTATCACAGTTACACCGTTATCTTCAAAAGAAAGATCCCTCGGTATCACTGGAACTATGAATCAACTAATGAGTGATATGAGCCGGATGATGGCTAGTTCAATGAGTCAATTATCAGGGTTAAAGAGTGTTATGAGTGGTGTGTATGGGAATATGTCAAATAGTAGACAAGCTATGGCAGCTAGTGTTGCGAATCCAGTGATTAATTATTCTTCAGGATTATCTGGCGGTGGAGTCATTCCAATGCTTGGTGGAGATTTAGTTATTGAAGTACCTGTTAATTTAGAAGGAAGAGACGTGGCACGCGGTACTTATCGCTATACAACCGAGTATCAAGAAAGAGAAGCAAAAAGAAACTCAGACTTTTAGGTTTGGGTTTCTTTTATTTTATAAAGAAACGGGGTGTCAAAATGAGCTCTTTTACATTCAACAATCAACGAAAAGAATATATCCAAATAGAAAAAGGATGGAGTCCACCAACATGGGCGCCTTTAAAACGTAATTTCTTAAAAACACCTGGATATCCAGGCGCGAGATTATTAGGAATGGAAACAGATCCTCGTCCACTTCCTGTTCCTGTGGGAATTATCGTTCCAGATGGAACAGATTTAGAAACGTTAAAAGAAGAAATAGCAGCTTGGTTAATTACAGAAGAAGCAGTTGAGCTAGTTTTTGATGTAACTCCTGATAGAACATATTTAGCTGTGATTGATGAAGAGTTTGATCCTGATGATTTCGTTACGTTAGGTAAAGGCACTTTGAAGTTTATTTGTCCGATGCCTTATAAATTAGGACCTACTCGAACAGTAGATTTTCAAACAGGTGCGCTTGGGTTAACGGCAAATGTTCAAAACAAAGGAACTGTTCATTCTAATCCTATTATTGAGATTGACATTACGAAACCAAACACTTTTTTAGATGTATGGTTTGAAGATAAATATTCAAAGGAACCGGATTATTTTCGTATTGGAATGCCATTAAAAATGGAGCAATTGCCTGTAGAAAGAAATCAACGTCTTATATGGGATGAAATGTCCACAACTGTAGGGTGGAGTAAGGTTAGTTCTATGGAAGATGGTAATCCAGTTGGTGAAATGAAAACAGATAGTTACCAATTCTATTGTTCGGACTATGGATCAGGTAATGGATGGCATGGCGCAGCTGTTAAGAAGAGTATCCCTGGTGGGCCAGTACAAGATTTTATTATGCAAGCCCACGTTACATGTAAAAGTAAAACGATTAATGAAATGGGACGAGTTGAGATAGCGATACTCGATGAAAACAGCAAAGTTCTTTCAAAAATTGCCATGAATGACCTCTATTGGCAAGCTGAACAAAATTTTGGAACGATGGTAATTGGATATGATAATAAACCTGGAAAAACAGGTTTAATTTATGAGAGTGGTGATTATCCGAATACATGGAATCAGTATTATGGCAGGTTGTGGATCGCTAGAACCGGTAACGATTGGGAGGCTTATATTTCAAAATTTCTTCCTGGAACAGAAAAAGATGATTCAGAACGCTTTGCAAGGTGGACTGATAAAGACAATAAACATATGGAAAAAGCAGCTCAAATACAGATTAGTATCATGCAGTGGCAAGATGTTCCGCCAGTAGAAGCGATGACAGTTTCTGATTTGAAATTTTGGAAAGTGAATTTAAATAATCAAAATACACCGCCTTATATAGTCGATGTTGGTGACAAAGTCGTGATTGATACAGAAAACAGTCGTGTCAGTATTGAAGGGAAAAACGCTATTAACATAAAAGATATTTTTAGTAATTTTCCTGTTATCAATAAAGGTACTAATAAACTTGAAATTATTCCTTCTGATATAGGAACAGCAAAGGTTAAATATAGGGAGCGATTTAGATGAGGACACCAAGTGGGATACTTCATGTTGTTGATTTTCAAACAGAACAAATTGTTTCTACTATCCAATCTAAAGATTATTGGGATGATAAACGGCATTGGGAAATCAAGAACAATATTGATAAGTTTGATTTTACAACGGCTGATGGTACAGAACAAGCAGCTACACTCTTGCAACAAAACTTAGTGTTAAAAGAAGTGCGTAGCGGTGTTATTGTACCGTATGTAATTACTGAAGCTGAAAAAGTTTCTAATGATAGATCCGTAATTACTTATGCATCTGGTGAGTGGATTTTATTAGCAAAAGCAGGTGTTATCAATCCTCAACGAATTGAAGGGAAAACGGTCAATGAGTTTATTGACATAGCTTTAACAGGGACAAAGTGGAAACGAGGCCGTACAGAATACTCTGGTTTTCATACAATGACTATTAATGAACCTATCGATCCGCTTAAATTATTAAAGGATATCGCTTCTCTTTTTGATTTGGAAATTGTGTATCGTGCTGAAGTTGTTGGTAATCAATTCGTTGGTCGCTTTGTGGATATGGTTAAGAAGCGTGGTCGAGAAATAGGTAAAGAAGTGACTCTTGGTAAAGATTTAATGGGAATCAAACGTATTGAAAACTCTCAAAATATTTGTACAGCGCTTATAGGGTTCGTTAAAGGTGAAGGAGATAAGATAATTACAGTTGAGAGTATTAATAATGGTTTGCCGTACATCGTAGATAATGATGCGTTTCAGCGCTGGAATGAAAAAGGAAAGCATAAATTCGGATTCTATACTCCAGAGACAGAACAAGATATAACTCCAGGCCGTTTAATGACTCTTATGAAAACAGAGATGAAAAAACGTGTAAACACATCTGTTTCTTATGAAGTTGAAGCACAATCAATTGGTCGTGTGTTTGGATTGGCACATGAGTTAATTAATGAAGGTGATACAATCCGAATCAAAGACACTGGATTTACACCCAAGTTATACCTTGAAGCACGAGCAATCGCTGGCGATGAGTCATTTAAAGATCCGATGCAAGATAAATATGTATTTGGTGATTACCGTGAAATTGTTGATCCAAACGAGGAATTACGCAAGCTCTATAATAAAGTCCTGGCTTCATTAGGTAGTAAACAAGAAATTTTAGATCAGCTAGATAAGTTGGTTAAAGAGACTGCTGAAAAAGCAAATGATGCTCAAAAAGAATCTGAATCCGCTAAGAAAATTGCTGAAAAGGTCCAGGAAAACCTGAAAAATAATACGGTAAATATTATTGAAGCTAAAAACCCACCAATTGATAATCTTATAGTAGGTAAAACATTATGGCGAGATATTAGTAACGGTAAACCTGGTATTTTAAAAGTGTGGAATGGTAAAGGGTGGGAGCTTCTTATTCCTGATGTGGAATCAATTAAAAAAGATACACTGGAGCAGGTGAGTAAGGATATTAAACTCACAAAAGAAGAATTAAATAAGAAAGTGGAAGAAGCGCAAGAAGAAGCCACTGGGCAATTTAATACAGTAACAGAGGGTCTTTCAAAAGTTACAAGAACTATTTCTGATGTACAAAGAGATCAAGGTGAAATTGATAAAAAAGTAACCCAGGTTGAACAGGATTCTGAGAAGTTTAAATTGTCTATTGAAACATTAACGAAAAATAGTACTGAGACTACAAATAAGGTCAACACCTTAGTAAGTGATGTGGACGGAAATACGAAAGTTATTTCAGAAGTTAAAGAAAGTGTAGCAAACATTAATGACGATGTAAGAAACTTGTTAATCGGTTCCAAATCTTTTGATGGTGCTTTGACCTGGGCACAAGCAGACAATCGTTGGTGGCTTAAATCAGCAGATAAAGTTAAAATTTCAAAGGATGTTTTTCAAGGTAATGCAGTCGTAGAAACTCAATCATCATGGACTGCTTTGGCTTATAATTTCAAAGATTTGGTGGATCGGGGAGTTGTCAAAGTAGGAGATAAAGTAACCTATTCTATTTATACTCGAGTAAAAGGTTTACCGGATGGCCAAGATTTACAACACACTTTCTATTTTGCTGCAGGGGCTACCGGCATCCGTCCAAATAAATCTACTAATCAATGGCAACGTGTAAGTGTTTCATTCGTAGTGACAGCGGGCATGATGGCATCAACGGGAACGGATAACGAGAGTCATTTTCGTATAGAACCTGACATAAATCCTCCTGCTGGTTGTTGGTATCAGCAGAGTTCACCACAATTGACTATAGGCAGTAAAGATTATTCGTGGAGACCTGCTCCTGAAGATATTGCAGATGGTAATGTTTTCACCAAGATAACAACCGAGATCAAAGAAGAGGCTGGGAGAATCTCTAAAAAATTGGAGCAGGTTGAATCTCGTACAGTGGGCGTTGAAAACTGGCTAATCAATACTGGACGAAATCAAAAACCGCAAACAATTGGAATGTCTGGAGGCGCACTAGTCAACAAAGCTGCTCAATCGTTCACTGAGGATTACATGATCGTAGAATGTACAGATCATACCGACGCTTTCTATCAATTCCATCTAGATAATACTAAGATGGGTGACTACGAAAAAGAGAAAGATATGACATTTAGTATCGATATGCAAAACGATGTTCCTATTGATTTAATTGTATTCCAATTTATTAATGGAGTTTGGGCAGAAAACTTGTACAATAGATTCCCTGTTGCTAATTGGTCTAGGAGATCATTTACATTTAAGATTGATGCCCGGGCAACTGGATGGGGATTGCGATTAAGATTTGAAAGAAACGAAAATTCAAAGGGTAAGAAATTTCGTTTTAAGAAACCTAAACTAGAAAAAGGTTCTGTTCCTACAGGTTTTACAAAATCGACTTATGAGTTGGAGCAAAGTTTCGAGGGTGTAAAAGAGCGTATTGAAAAAACGGAATCTATCATTAATGATGCTGGTGATCGTAACTATGTACGTAACGGAGATTTCACACACTATTGGGCCGATAACGACCTGCAATGGGATAAGAACCTAAACGGTAATTTGCGCGCTGGTAATTGGGCAACAGGTTATAACGCTGGAACAACAGATCCTACAAAGGGTTATCATATGCACGTTAATGACAAAAAGTTTGGGTATCCTGTAGTTGCTGTTATTAACAAAAATGGTCAATTCGGTCAAGCTAAAAGGTGGCTTGGAATGCCTCAAGAAATGCCAGCTAGTTTCCGAAATGATTTCCAGCCAGGTGATACGTACACGATCGCTTTAGATGTATGGACGGAAACGGTAAATAACAAAATAGCGGTAGGATTACACCACTTTATTGAGGGCAACACTTCAATGGGCTTTCATAGTGGGGGTACGCCAGAATTAACGATCGAACCTTTTAAAAAGTGGGTTCGCCTGTATACAACAATGAAATTACATGATAAATCAGATATGAAAAAAGGTTTTAGCTTGTATATTTACGGCGATCGTTCTGCTGATGGTAGTGAATGCTACTTCAAAAATGTATCTGTGTTAAAAGGATCTATGCCGAAAGCATACGCTCCGTCTCCGGAAGATGGGGTAAAAGAAAATTTATTCAGCCAGAAAGTAACGGAGATTACGAAGAACGCCGAAGGGATAACAAGTGATGTAAAAAAAATACAAGAAATACAAACTCAGCAAGGGCAAACACTAACTCAGGCTACTACAACGATACTGCAACAATCTGAAGAATTGAAACTGGCAATGAAAAAGAAAGATGTTGAAGCTTATGTAGGTGGTTTAGGTACTGTCAACGAGTTGCGTGATGCTAATTTTACGTTAGGACAGAAATATTGGTTTTGGAATAGCGGTAATGGGGCTACTGGTGCTGTTGATACGAGTTTAAAATACAAAGGTATGAATACATTTGCAATTACTGTTGTTGGCCAGACGCAAGATCGTTGGTGGGGACTTACAAGTCAATTCATTGAGTGTCAGGTTAACGAAGAGTTTGTTGCATCAGGTTATTTCAATACTGATGGGAAAACACCTATTGATAGTGGCGGTGCATTTATTGAAATGGAATGGTGGACTGCTGACAAAAAAACTCGTATTAAGACAGCTAGAACGAATATCACTGTTGTAAATCATACATGGGTTCGTGCTGTATGCACAGATAAAGCACCAGCTAATGCATCGTTTGTGAGATGGCGTTATTACGTTACAAGAAATGGGCGTTTATGGTGTGCTGCACCTATGTTACAACGTGGCACTATAGCTACAGAATTTTGGTTACATCCGAAAGATCAAACGGATGCTGACAAAATGATAGAGGATATTGCTAATAGAGTAGCAACTAAAGATTACGATAAAAAAGTAACCGAATTAGAAAGAAGTATTAGTGCTAATGAAAAAGGTATTTCACTCGTTTCTGGAAAACAAGAAACCTTTATAAATGAAACTTATAAAGGTTATGTAACGAAAACGGAATCTAGGTTAGAAGTGTTAGATGAAGGGATTATAGCGCAGATTTTAAAGGACGGTATTGTTACTGCCATCAATATGTCTCCTGGGAAAATTACAATCAATGCTGCAAAACTGGATATTAATGCAGATACAATGGTGAAATGGTTAACAGCAAAAGGTATTGATACAAATCTCATTAGAATTAGTGGAGATAAAATTACGATTGATGGTGAAGAAGGCGTAATAGTTAACATGTTAGATTTTCTATTCAAAGACGAATGGGGAACAAAAACAACTGCGGTATCAAGACGAAACCTAATAGCAGATCCAGACTTTTCTAGTGTTACAAAGAAAAACATTGGCCATTCAGATTATTATGGGTTTGAAGGTGGATACGGTCTTACTTGGAAGTCCTGGGGAAATGTCGTAATAGAAAAGAATACACATATATTCGATTATGAGCAAATGGTGAATGCTGCAAGGGTAGATATGTATAACTACCCAGAAGCAATCGTGAATAACGGTATACATCCTGGTAACGAATATACAGCATCCGCTCATTTTAGAACTGCCATGATAAATGGCGTGCGTAAGACAGGAAAACCGAGAATACACGTATGCTGCGTTAAATTCCGAGATAACGTAAGTTACGACATATTGAGTGAACAAAAGATGGACTTCCCTGAACCGTCTACCTATTATGGAGAAATCAGAAGGTACTCTTTCACTTTCAAAGTGCCGACCAACTATATTCCGCAACAACATGCATTGATTATTAAAGTTTGTTCTGCTAATGCTGATATGAGACAAGGGACAGCGATTTGTGTAAGTGGTGTAACGCTATACAGTGGCAAATATGCATCTATGTATAATTGGGATCGTGCTGCAGCAGAAAGAGCAGATGGTATTCAGCCGTTTAACGCAATCGCTGTAGGTGGTGTGAATAACAATATAGCTCCAGCACCAGACGGACAAACGTTTGATATAAGTACTGAAAAAGAAGTGAAAATCTTTAGGAATATACGAGCAATGCAGGGAATTAACTTAGGTGGCGGTGGATTCCAACAATGGGGTCATATTCGTTTTACAGACGGTAATATGGGATCGGGTTTTTATGCGAGTACTCCAAGCGGTTGGAAATTTAATGCACTTGGATAGAAAGGAGCAATAAGAATGAATGAGAATCAAATGATGCCACTTCAAGCAGGTGAAAGCTTTCCTTTTATGGGGAGGTTGGTGGATGCAGAGCGCACAGATACAGGGATTTTTGTTCAAATACCTGCTGATATGTTAAATAATGCAGGGCTTCTAAACGGTGTTAGCAGGGTTGAAGTATGGAGAGAGATGGATGGGACAGTAAAGTTTCGGATTGCTACGCTGTGTGAAATATGTAAACGCGGAGCGCGTTTGTACTCACTAGATATGGGATTTGCGAAAAAGAACATTTGTTTAGAGTGTTATGCATCACTTACAGGGAATTACCCATCTCAAGAACCGCCAACACCAACTAATGAAAATAACACACAAACAGAGCAGGAGCAGCAATAGCTGGTCTTTTTTTATTGCTAAAAAAGGAGATGAAAAGATGGATCGTATTGATGTATTATTAAAAACCTTTATTGCCACTTTCGGTGGCTTTTGCGGGTATTTCTTGGGAGGATGGGATACAACATTGAAAATCTTAGTGACGATGGCAGTTATTGATTATTTAACTGGCATGATTGCAGCAGGATATAACGGAGAATTAAAAAGTAAAGTGGGTTTCAAAGGCATCGCCAAAAAGGTGGTGCTTTTTCTTTTGGTAGGAGCGGCAGCTCAATTAGATTCAGCACTAGGAAGCAATAGCGCTATTCGTGAAGCGACAATCTTTTTCTTTATTGGAAATGAGTTGCTTTCACTTTTAGAAAATGCAGGGCGTATGGGAATACCTTTGCCTTCAGCTTTAACAAATGCAGTCGAAATTTTAGGCGGTAAACAAAAACAAGAAGAGAAAAAGGGAGATGTTCAATAATGGAAATTAGAAAAAAATTAGTTGACCCAAGTAAATATGGTACAAAGTGTCCTTATACAATGAATCCAAAATTTATTACAGTTCATAATACGTATAATGATGCTACAGCAGAAAATGAAGTAGCCTATATGATTCGTAATGATAACCAAGTTTCATTTCATGTTGCGGTAGATGATAAAGAAGCTGTACAAGGTCTGCCTTTAGAGCGTAATGCATGGGCTTGTGGTGATGGAAACGGTTCAGGTAATCGAGAGTCTATTAGTGTAGAAATCTGTTATTCTTTAAGTGGTGGAGAGAGATATTATAAAGCGGAAGACAATGCAACTATCGTTGTAGCTCAACTAATGAAACAGTACAATATTCCAATTAATAAAGTCCGTACACATCAATCATGGAGTGGGAAGTACTGTCCTCACCGTATGTTGGCAGAAGGACGTTGGACTAACTTTATTGAAAGAGTCCAAAATGCATGCAATGGAGATGGTAAAGTAACTCCTACGCTTATTCCACCGTCAAATAATGGGACAGGTATTGCGTATATTGAGGGGAATGGCATTAACCTTCGTAACGGTCCAGGTACTGGATATGGCGTTATTCGTCAATTAGGTAAAGGTGAGGCCTACGAAGTATGGGGCCAATCAAATGGATGGTTAAACCTTGGTGGCGATCAGTGGATTTATAATGATTCATCATACATTCGTTATACTGGAGAAAGTACACCGACAAGTTCGCAATCAGTCAATAATGGTATAGGAATAGTTACTATTACAGCAGATGTATTGCGTGTTCGTAGAGGTCCAGGAACTAATTATGGCATTGTAAAAAATGTGTACCAAGGAGAAGAGTATCAGTCGTGGGGATATAGAGATGGTTGGTATAATGTGGGTGGAGACCAATGGGTTTCAGGTGAATATGTGAAGTTTGAAGATTAAAGTAAGAGCCGTCATAATGACGGCTTTTTTTATTTCTACGTAATTAAAATTTACTTTTAGATAATGCTTTTAATATAGGATTAATGATTTTACTAAGTAAACGAAAAGTATTGAAGATTGAACGAGTAATTTTCATAAATTTAGAATTCTTTTTCATTTAATATGTACCGTCCTTAATATCCAATTATAGATCAGAAATTTTTCTAACTTCTTTTTCCTTCGCTTTAAATTCCTTTTTATATTGCTTGTAATCTTGTTTGCTAACTCTAAATTTTTCACCAGTAGCCACATTTTTCACTAAATATGTTTTAGTTATTGAGAAATAATAGATTAAAAATAATATACAAGATATCGAGAAAGTCGGAATACCTAAGATAAACGCTATAATAAATAACACTATATCCAATCCTGTAAACATTCGTTGCAAGACAATTCTCTTTCCAGCAGCAGCTTCCGATTGCTGTAATTGTTGCATGCGTTGTAGTGATGCAATAGTATCATAACTCATTAAAAAACCTCCTATAAAATTATACCTAAATCATACCAATTTCATGTAATAGCTGTAAATGTTCGTTTGTGATTTATTGACGAAAAAGAACGTTTGTTCTATAATTTATGCAAACGAACGTTCTTTTGGAGGTCATCTTATGAATCATTTACTTAAATGCTCGTTCAATCAAAAACTACCAATTGAATTAATTTATTTAAACGGTTCAGGAGATTTCTCTCAAAGAACTGTGATTGTTAGAAAGATATATGAAGATCGTGTATTAGTGTATTGCATGCAAAAACAACAAGTTAGAATGCTGAAATTAGCTAATATACTTTCTATTGATAAAGTAAGAAATAACTATCAATATGCTTAAAAATAAATAATGAGGTGAGGTCATATGTCAACAGCAATTCCAAAACCACCAAAGAAAAAGGCTACTAAAAAAGAACCTAGACCATACATGGATGAATTCGAACAACAAGAGGCTGCTGAATTAATTCAATTGGCAGTACAAGATGATACAGAATTAGTATTTACTGTGTATCGAAAATATAAAGAACCAGATGTTATCCAAGGTAAAATAATTAAACTTGAACAACAACTGAATAGAATTGTAGTGAGTTATGGACCGAATGCAATACATAAAATTCAATTCATGGATATTTTGAAAATCGAAACGCCTAGTTAATTTAGCTGGGTGTTTTTTTATATGGCCATAAATTCTTTATCGAAGTAGAACTTGTCCATTAAGTTGTTTACAATCCCGTTGAAATAAGCGAATTTACCCTTTTTCATTTTTACTCCGGATTTAATTTTCATAACAAATTCTTTAATAGCTTTTAAGCCAATAGTTAACTCTTGTTCTTTAGTAAATGCTGTATCACCTGTTGTATGGTTAACAATTTTATTACACTGTCTTACGACCTTCCACAGTTCTTGAATTGTTTTAGATTCACTGTAAAAAAAGTTAACTAAAGAAATAAAACGTTCTGGTACCCAATGAGCAACAAAGTCAGCTTGTTCCATATTTTCATTACTATTACGTTTGTTTATATCTTTTATATTTTGTTTTAATAAAACAGGTTTTGTTTTAATGGTAGGACACTTCTCGGATATTTTACCAGGTTTCTTGTTGGACACTTCTTCCGCAATAGGTTGAATAATAATAGCGTTAGAAGTTTGAAGCATATCTTTTTTACGTTTCATTGCCACCTGTTTAATCATCTCTAGATCCACAAGTTTCTTCATTAAACGTTGTACAGTTTTATATGAAATTTCCATTTTTTTAGCTATTCTGTTTTTGCACAGGAAACTAACACCTACATATTTGCAACTGTGGCGCTTTAAAATTTCAAGTAATGTAATGAGTTTAGATTTTACATCTGTACGCTTAATAGACATACGGATGGTGTCTCTGTATGCACGTACAGTTTTGTTTAGTTCTTCTAATCCTATAAATGGTGATAAGTTACGAAATGACTCTTCACTTGCTATAACATCAATACGGTTTTTCATTATAACGGCTCCTTTGATAAACAAAAAAGCAACGTCACCAATTTGGCAAACGTTGCTTAAGAAACCCTACATGATGTACAATATGTCATGAGAGTATAGCAAGTGTTTACCTGGCCTAATCAGGTGGACGGTATATATAGTGTTGGTAGCACTGTATATACACGCTGTGCTCTTTTGTCGTATTTATTATTTTTGCCCACATTTCGCCCACAAATTTTTCTTTTTTTAACGGTTTTTATCAATAAAGAAAAAATGCGAACGAAACGTAAAGCTTGCTGTTTAAACGTTTTAATCTTTTTATCGTTTATTATCTGGAACTAGATTAAAA